GGCAAATTCAAGAACTCAGCTTTCCAAATCCCGTTGAACTTAGTCCAGCGGTGTGAAGTGAAGTCGTGCGGACCTTACGGCGACTTGGAAACCTCCGTGGCGAGATCCTTGGTTCTGACGCCAAATGAGGCAAGCATTGCAGCAATGATGAGGCCGACGCTGAGCAAATCGTCGCCTAACGAAGTGGCACGCTTTGCGCCGGCAAGACGCACCTGGGCCTGTCTAATGGGGGAGTTTTGAGCAGAAGTCGATACATTTCCAGAGTCGGTAATACCGAACTTCAAAGACTCATAAAGGCTGCCGCCAATGCAGGCCACATGTGCAGATCCAATCATTGCTTGTGCGAAAAGAAGGCGGTTGATGACCGGGCGCAAGTGTTCTTGGTCGGGCTCCAGCGCAACGCAGAAGATGCGACGCTCAGCATCAAGAACAATCGCATCTCTGCAAACAGTCAGATCCCAACCATGAGCATCCTTGTCATCAATATTCCCAGCTTCGCCGAGCCAATCAAGAACTTTCCCAAAGTGGGCAATTCCATCATCATGATGTCCCATGCCAATTGCTTGGCTCTTAAGACTTCCTGTGGCGTAGGCCGAGATGTCATTCTTGTTCTGTCCAAAGTGGACGAGCAACTGAGTGACTTGATCGACAAGGTCACAAGCCCAAATCTGTCTCCAGGTTTTGGACAGCGCCTTCTTGGACGAATGTGCTTCCTTCTTGGTGAAAAGAATGGAAGGGCTTTTCAAGCCGAGGTTGATCATTTCAAGGGGGCGCATCTGACCCAAGTACGGCGCTGCAACATAGCGCAAAATCAGCCGGAGCACAGCCAACTCAGTTAGATCCTTGCGATTGATCTCATTGTTGAGCCAAGTCTTCTTGGGGCCTTTAAGAAGACAATTGCTCCAGCCAGTCGACTTTTCACCATCCATTGAGTTGTAGATGTCATCCATGAACTCGGAGAAACCCTGGTGGTGTTTGTCAACAAACCCAGGCCTGAGCTCGCCAGTGGATGCGGCGAAAAGTCTGGGGACCGTCTGCGGATATTCTTCGTAGATTTCCCCGAGCGTCTCCGCCACAGGACATGTGGCTGGGTTGTCTCCAGCAACAACCAAATCCATATTGGCGGTCAAAGAGATCTCCTGCGACTGGCTCTGCAACGAGCTAAGGGAAGCGTCGGTTCCAGAAGGCGGCCAAACGAACTTGCTGTGGTAGGGAAAGTCCTTGGTCCAAACTGCATCAAAGTGATCAGGTTGCATACCAAGACGACTTCCTTCGGGAGACTGTAAAGCTCCACGAATCGCATTGAGCGCGTCAACTGACATGCCCCTAGCCTCAACCTGGTCTCTGTCATAGCTTCTCTCCGACTTGGCAGTCAAAGCAAAGACAGGCTCGTCCTTGTTGTTGTTGAAAACATGAGTTGACGAGTTCCCTTTCGGTTTTAAAACCTTGCTGGTGATCTTCCCAGCTGCAACGAATGCG